ATAATGGTAATACATCAGATCCAAAATGTATATTAGCCGATCAAAATACTCGTGAAGCTATAAATGATTCAGATAAAGTTTGGACTGATCAAGAAGTAAATGCTAATCCATTTCCAAAATTATGTGATGAACCTGGAGCAAATTGTGAAGATATGACAGAAGATGAAATTAAAAAATTATGGAGACAATCATATGATGGTGAAAAAAATGCACCATGGTGGTTAACATTATTTCCTGGTAGTATTTTAGAAGATATCAGAGCACCGGGTTATGAAGAAGAAGAAAAATGTAATACAATGATTTATGAAGATACTAGTGGATCATTAGAGGGTGTTATGAGATGTCACAATACAATGTATCAATTTAAAAAAGGTACAGGAATAATTTTAATTATTGTATTTAGTGTCTTATTAATATTGGGTATAGGTATTATGGTATGGAGTCGTAGTGATAATACTAATCAAATTCAAACTGTTCAAACTGAATTAGTACAAACAGGCGGTGGTTTAATTGGTGGTGGATTCGGATTTATAATATTTGCAGGTAGTTTATTTTACTTAATAATTACACTTGGAGTTCATTTAAGATGGCCTGGAATAAATAGTCCAGTTGATGGTGAAGGAGATCCCGAAGGACCTGTTAGAGAAAAATGTGATGTTTTTAGTTGCCCAGATGGATATGAACCAAGTGGTGAAGAATATGGAAATACTAAAGATGTATGCTGCAAAGTAATTGAAGGTTCTTGTCAAGAATGGTGGGAATCAGATGGATTATGTGAAGGTGATCAAGTTGAATTTACACCTCAAGCAGGTTCGTTATACAATGATAATCCAGATGGTATATGTTGTGCAATGTCTTGTTCTAATTCCAATGGGTGTGGAACAGGTGAAGAATGTATAGATGGTTTTTGTTATGAAAAGAATGATCCAACTAATTGTGAAGAATGGTTAAAATTAGAAGAAAATACATGTCCAACTGATTCAGATCCAGTTGATAATCCTGAAACTATTTTAGATCCAAATATAGAGAATTGTTGTTTAGAATCATCTGGACCTACACCAGGTCCTGAAAATTGTGAAGAATGGTTAAAATTAGAAGAAAATACATGTCCAACTGGTTCAGATCCAATAGATGATCCGGATACTATTTTAGATCCTAATAAAGATAAATGTTGTATCAATACATCTGGAACAGGTCCAAAAACATGTGCTGAAGCAACACAAAATGGTGATTATTGGTGTGGAGATGAAAATTTAATATATAATATTGATAATATGGGTGAATTATTTGAAGATGATTATTATGGAATTTGTTGTAAAGAAAAAGATAATTAACGACATATTCTATAATAATCATAATTACCACATGCTTTACTTGTTCTAATAATTCTAAAAAGATCACCTGGAATACACATAAATAATTTAGAAACAGGGTCATTTTTACTAATAATAGGTAATTGTGTTGAATTACAATTACATTTTAATAAAATTTTTTCAATTTCCTTTTCATCTCGAATAATTTCATGTTTTGGAACTAATTCATGATTTAATATATTTACTTGAATATTTTTAATATCAAATATAAAAATATTTCTAAAATGCTTTTTTTTATAAATAGAATCTTTATATTTTGATAAATCTAAATCTAAATGTTGAAAATTAATATTAAGAGAATTAATAATATTTTTAATTGTATCACTTATATTTTCATTTATAATTACAATTACATTATCAGTTGAAGCAAAAGTTTCATTTGTATATAATGATTTTATTTTATCAGCAATAGTTTTAGTTACTTTTGAACTATTTTTACCGATTTGTGGAAAATTATAATAAATTACATGTAATTTATGATTATCTAATGTTTTATGATTAACTGTAAAATTACAAGCAATACCATTTCCTAATTGTGTATATGGATTATCTTTTGTTGGTTCTAGTTTATATAATTCTTCTATTTCTTTATTTGTATATACTGGTATACTAGATGTATCATATTCATTATTGAGTATTTCTTTTAAAGTATTTCTACTATTTGTGATTTTTGTAATTATATCCATTATTTATTATTTATTTATTATATATATATATTTAATTTCAAATTTTTAAATTAAAATTTAACTTTCTACAAAATTTTCATCTGGATTTGGTGTATTATTATCATCTATAAAATCTTTATCTATACCATTATTTGATGTATATAAGTCAATATTATGTTCAAATATTTTAATATTATCTATAGATGATGGTGTTACTAATCTTGGGGCAACACTTAATGTTTCTAATTCTTGTAATAACATTTTCATTGCATAAGGCATATTTACAAGTATTTTATCATTTTCTTCCAAATTTGAATATGATATCATACCATCATTTTTATTTATTTGAACTTGAAATTTATCAGAACGTTCCATCATACTTTCATTTAAGAAATAAGCAGCTCCATATCCAAGTATACTATCCCTTTCCATCTCTCCAATTCTTAAACCACCACCATTTGCTCTACCAGCAGCTGGTTGTCTTATTAATGATTGCATTTTGCCTTGTGCTCTTGAAAACATTTTATCTGCTACCATTATTTTTAATCTTTGATAATATGTTGGACCAATAAATATACTTGTTTTTAATTGTTCTCCAGTTATTCCACTATACATAACTTCATTAGCATTTTTTTCATAATTAAATGTTTCTAATAATTCACCAAATTCTTTAATATTATTATTTTGAAATGGTGTAGCATCTCCATAATAACCACCAACACATGAAGCTTTACCTAATACAACTTCTAATAATTGATTAACTGTCATTCTAGATGGTATAGCATGTGGATTAATTACTAAATCAGGAACAATTCCATCTTTTGTAAAAGGTAATTCCCATTGATCTACTAATACACCACACATTCCTTTCTGACCACATCTACTTGCATATTTATCACCTACAGATGGAATTTTTGATTTAAATATTCTAACTTTACATTTTTTAAGGTTTTCTTTATTTTTAGTTACAATTATCTTATCTGCATATCCACTTGTTCCAAATGAAATTTTATTTCCGACAATATTATTTACTTCTGTTCCATCAGATAAATTATATTTAACAACTTTTGATGTTATAATATCATCTGAATTTACAAATTGTCCTTCTTTAATTATACCATTATCATCTAATTTAGAATAATTATTAGTATTTTTTATAATTATATCTTTAACAAATGCAGGATTAGCAAATGAACTTGTACTATTATTATCTGTTTCTTCATTATCTTCATAACTTCTAAAATACATTGACCTAAACATACCTCTTTCAACTGATGATTTATTTATCATTATACCATCTTCTTGATTATATCCCAAATAAGATGCTATTGCAACAATTATATTAATTCCATTGGGTAAATTATCTACATTTGTATATTTATTATATTTAGTCGTAACCAATGGTTTTTGTGGGTAATTTAATACGTGAGCAAATGTATCAAACCTACTATTATAAGCACTGGAATATACACCAACTGCTTGTTTAGTTTGCTGACAAGAAAAAACATTTCTTGGATATTGACTATGTTCTGGAAAAGGTATTTGTAAAGCAAGTGGTGATAATATTAATGATGAATGTATTTCACTATGTGTATAATTTCTATCTATAGAATATATATCTCTTGCTATTAAAGCAAATTCACTTTCTGTTGGATCTAAAAATTCAATAGGAGCAGAATTATCTTCCAAAAATTTTATATAATTTTCACTATTTGATTTAATTTCTAATAATTCTTTTTTATAAAATTTATCACTATAAACAGATAAATCTTTAACTTTATTAAACAAATATCCATGTATACATTTATTCCATGATTCCATTAAATTTATATTACCATTTATTAAATCATTATATTTTTCATTGTCTTTTCCATATTTCAATACTAATATTGGTCTTAATAATCTACCAGAATCTGAAAAAATATAAACTTCATTATTATCTATATTCCATGAAATTGATGTATTTATATTTATAATACTATTTAATTTATATAATCTCATTACTTTTGTTAAATAAGATGCATTTTTATGTAATCCAATCCATTTACCATTTAAAAATACTTTTGAATAATTATTTAAATCAATATAAACTGAATCTTCTAATTTTAATAACTCTAAATCAATTAATGCTTCCATTATTCCACCATATTTATTATCGGGATTATATGGATTTTCTAATATATTAAAAGATACATTACTAATAATTGTTAAATGATTAATTATACCAACATTCCCACCATCAGGAGATTCTGTTGGACATATAAATCCCCATTGAGAATTATGTAATTTTCTCGGTCCGATTGTTTTCGATCCTGCTGGTAAGGGTGTACTAATTCTTCTAATATGAGACAATGTTCCTAACATAGAATTACGATTTAAATCTTGAACAATACCTTGTTTACCTGATATACCTGTGCCAAATACACTACCAAATGATTTAACTATATCTTCCATAATTCTATTATCAAAAATACTTGTGATATTATCTTTATTTATAATATTATTAATTGTTCCTATTTTTTCAAAATTAAATTTATATTCTGTATCTATTTTTAATGATACATTTCTTTGGTAATTACCCCATAATTCTCGATATAATTCTAATAATAAAGGACCAACTGTATCAACTCTTTTATTAGAGTATGAATCTCTATCAGTTTCTTTTAATACATTTATATGAGTTAATATTATTTTTCTAACAGAATATGCTAGAAATTTAGCTTTACTATTATTATCTGTTTCATAATTAGGTAAAAAATTATTATTAATTACATCTATTACATTTATTATTTGCTGCCCTTTAGTATTTAGTGATATGAATTTATATGCATTTTTTTGTGTATAAATTGGTTGTGAATCTTTTATTGTGGATAATAGTTCTTCTAGTAATTTATTTTTTAATAAATCACTATCAGATTCATATATAATCATATCTAAAATTTGTTTATCAGTTTCAACACCTAAAGCACGAAATAATATAAATAATGGTATTTTTACATCTAAGCCTAATATTCTTACAGTAAATACATTTCTATATTGTGATTTTTCCATAAATCCTGATATATTTTTTTTAACTAAACTAATTGCATTTGTTCTAGATGATTGAAATCCTTCTTTAGATACAGATTTTATTATACCTTGTAATATTATATTATCATCTGGTGATTTATTTATATATAATATATTATTTACTTTTTTCTCCTGTGATATTACAACTTTTTCTTTTCCTTTAATAATAAAATAACCACCTTGATCATATGGACATTCACCTAGTTCTGTTAATTTTTGACTATTTAATCCATTTAATATACATGATTTTGAATGTAACATAATTGGAATATTACCTATATTCATTTCTGTATAATTTTTAACATATCTCGTATTGTTTTTATTATCTTTAATTATAACTCCAATATTACAATATAAAAACATTGAGTATGTTAATGATTTTAATCTTGCATCATTTGGATACATATAAGACATCTTATCTGTTGTTGTATTATAAATTGTTGGAGATGTTATAAATATGTTTTTAATTAAACTATTATCTTCATTTTTATATATAATATTTCCACTTTCATTTAAAGTTTCACCAAAGTATATTGTTATTTCATATTGAAATGTTCCATCACTCATATTTTCTTTGAATATTCTTAATGGATTTTCTCTTTTTATTATGTATTCAATACCATTTGTATTGGAATTTATAAATTCATCAAATGAATCTAATTGATGTTTTGATTTATAATATCTATTATCTCTAAAATAAGTATCAATTAAATCCCATACATTTAGTGGATATTTTTCTTTTAATTTTTGTAATTTTTCTTTTTCTATTTCTATATCTTCTTCATCTTCTTCATCATATAAATCATCCAAATTATCTATATCTCCTTCATCATTTAATCCTAATTCTTCTTGTAATTCAATGTTTCTCAATGTTTCTTCATCTTTTTTAATCAATTTTGCTTTTGTTTCTTCTCTTTGTAGATTTATTTTTTCTTCAACCTTTGATTTAGCTAATGCTAATTTAGCTTTATTATCGCTTGATCCATTCTTTAATATAAATAAACGCAAAGTCATTATATCTTCAGAATTTAAATCACTTGATTTTTTTTTTAAAATATCATCTAATTCATCTGCTCCATCTCCTTGAATATCAGATGATATTCTTTCCATATCTAATATATTGACATCTGGTAATTTTGTATCTGGCATAGATACATTAAAGTTAACTGGATCATTTTCTGATTCTTCTACCATTTCTATTTGAGTATCTTGATCTTGAGACATTTCTATTTCATCTGTATCCATTCCACCAAGCATACCACCTTCATTAAATGCTTCTTTAATATCATTTTTTTCATTTATTGTCATTCCTCCTAAATCTAATGTTATTTTTTTTCGTCCGTCTACCATATATATTTTATATTTATTAATTATATTAATTTTAACTTAAAATATTATTATTTAATAATATATATATATAAATGAGTAAAAATCAATTATTCCGTAAAATTCCAGACAAAACTATTGTTATTAAAATTTTAAATTTATATGGAATTAAAGATATAGATGATACACATTTTTTTACAAAAAATAATTTAATAGATTTAAATACAATTGAAAATTTAAATAATAATAAAGAATTATTATCACAATATTATATTCCATGTAAATTTAAAATATATTTTAATGATATTAATTTAAAAAGATCAATAGTTATTTTAAGACAATTATTAAAAGTTCATAATTGTACTTTACTTTCAAAAGAAAAAAATAAAAAAGGAATAAAAGAATCAATTTATCAAGTTATACCATTAAATAATGAAATTCAAATGCCTATTGTTCCTGAAAAAATAACAATTAGTTTTGAATAAAAATAATATAATATAATATATAAATGTTTAATCCTGATTTTATACCAGTTATTATTTTAATTTATGCATCTATAATATTATTTATAAATCGTAAAAAAAATTATAATCTAATATTTAAAAAATGTATATTTAATAGTTTATTAATACCACTTATATTTGTGTTTACTATTAGTAATTTATTATTACCTGATAATAAAACAAATTTATTAGGATTTAATCAAAATAATAAAGAATTGGGTATGTTTTCATTAGCATTATTAATTGTATGCGTTATTGTATCATACAAAAATATATATATTGATTCATTTATAGCATTAAGTTATGTATGGATATTATTTATTATTATGATAAATATAAGTTGTCTTAAATTATTATATAATAATAAGATGAGTTCTAATAATTATTTATTATTATTATTAGTATCTATTATATCATCTTTATATGTAATATATTATTCATATCAATCAAAATATTCAATACAAGTTAGAAATCCTTAGCATATTGTTTACAAATACCAAATGTTTTTCTATGCCACTTAGTTAATCCATATTCTTTTATTGCTTCAATATGTTTTTTTGTACCATATCCTTTATTATTTTGTATATCATATTTTTCTAGTTCTGGATTATTTTTAACTAAATTATCTATATAATTATCTCTATATGTTTTTGCTAAAATACTAGCACAAGCAATACTTTTATATGTATTATCTCCATTTATAACACATGTATGTGATCTTATATTTCCATTTTTATCCATATACCATTCAAATTTATTTCCATCTATTAATATATTATCTACATCAACTTTATCTAGAATATCATCTAAACACATATGCATACACTTAAATGTTGATTGTAATATATTTATTTTGTCTATTTCATCATTATTTAATATATTAATAGAATAACTTATACTATTATCTTTTACATAATTTTCTAATATTTTTAATTTTTTTTCAGAACATTTTTTTGAATCTTTAATAAAATAATCTTTATAAATATTATTTTTTATCCTATCTTTATCT